AAATGAACGCAAAGAAAATACTAGAGCAATGCATTGACGTCAAAGGTCAAACAGTAGTATCAATCGAAAGGCTTGCATCTGTGTTAGGTGTAAACCCACTAACCAAGCAATAAGTTAGTCAATTAGTAGAAAGTCGCAAAGCTGCGCATTTAAAAAGCAAATAACAATCCAAAGCCTCTTTACATAAGGGGATTTTTCGTATTCAAACTAAAGTGTTATACTCAAAGAAAATAAACCAACCCTGTCAGTTGGCAATCAAGACAGGAAAGCATTATGAGTATACGTATGACATCGAAAGGTCTAGGTATCGAAACCACAATCCCTGTATGGGCGATTATATGCGCTATCTTTGCCGCTGGTGGTGGATGGTATCTGATAAGCCAAAATAAGGCTGATATAGCAGAGTTTAAAGGTGTTGTTGTTGAGCTGAATAAGTCTGTAGTTAAACTCAACGAAACCATTATACGAATGGATGAGCGAAGCGCTAACGACTCTAAAATCGCACACAAGAACGAACAGCGGTCACTAGAAAACGAAAAGAAGCTTGTGACGCACGAAATTGAGATTAACAACCTAAAGAAGGCGATTACGAAATGAGATTAGCATGGATTGCTTTACTATCGTTTAGTGCCAATGCTTGGTTGCTTCCAGAAGGCGCTCCAATGTGCACTAGTAAGTCAGCCTTGGACTCATACGAAATACAGCAATCAGGCGAGCCAGTGAGCGAAATAGAGCTAATTCAAATCCGTAATGACTGCGACCTAATCCATCCTACCTCAAAAGTTAACCCTCACTTCATGGGCGTATACAGTAAAGTGCAAGCTGTGAACTACAAAGACGAGCGCAAGGTTTATTTTGTAGTTACCCGTGACCTAATTAAAGACTAAAGTCAACCCTTATCAGCGTAATCTTAGTTCCCACTTTTACGTGTATAAATCCTGCCCAATACTAGCTATCATTACCTTGAACTTAATAAGGAGTGATAGTGATGATTACATGTAAAAAAGATTTGATTAATACGTACATCGAGAATGACCACGGTGAATTGCGTGATTTGTATTTGTCAAAGTGTGAAGATTTTGGTTTTTTGTCAAATTTAGGAAGAAAACCAACAGAAATGGCGGGAATTTCTGCGCCTTATTTTGGCATGACAGAGATTGATGGCGCCTTAAGTCATTCTACCAATTGGTCATATGCAGACAATGGTTGTAAAAAACTAACCCTATCCGACCTAAAACCCCGCACTAAGGTAGAGTATGAGAAAGTAACCCTATCTCTATCTGAAAAGAGTGAAATTCTTGAGTCTGGTGAATGGCTTTATCTAGATCCTGATGGTAGATCCCACATAGATATGAATTGCGCTGCAAATTGGACTATTGGGTCTTTGAGAGATATGGAAGTTTACCGCAAAGTAGAGCGACCAGTTGAATGGTTGGATGATGCTGTTGAGTATATCCGATCGCTAAATGGTGAAGCCAATGCGATTGACTTTACCGACGCAGAAAGCGATGGAAAGAAAATGGCAATTAATATCAGCGTAGTTCTTGATGAGCGACAGGCTAAGGACTTTGCAAGAATCTTACTTGAGCAGGAGGGTGAGTAGATGGAATATGCGCTATTCATCCTTGGATTACTAAGCATAATAGTTTGGGGTGTTATTTTTTACATTATCGGAGAGTATGCGAAAGACTACTTTTCATTCGCATGGACTCTATACAAACATCCAGAAGATGGTGTTTGCTGTTGCGGTGTTAATATTGATGATCACTCGGCTTATGAAAACCATGCAGCTAAAACGCAGCGAGAATGGTTTATTGAGTGCAATACGCCTAAGTTCATGTAGGAGGTTCAGTGGATGAAAGTTTTGGTTACTATCAAAAAAGAAATAGAAATAACAAAAAAAGACATAGAGGAAGCTGTCGTTTATTGCCAAGGTCGCGCAAGGGTTATTTTTATGCTTGATGTACTGTTTAGGTATTTATTTAATGGTGAAAAACTAAAAGATATTGCAAAGAAAGAAGGCATATCTACACACTCAGCATCCAAGGCTAAGGAGAGGGCGATAGAATACGTTTACAACACTGTAATATCTAAAAAGTAACCACTACCCACCTTTGCAATGGTAGTAAGGGTGGGTTATAATTTAAGCGCGGAGTTGAAAGACCGTTTAGAAAGCAATTTGGTAGAGGGTTTAGTTAGTAGCAATCTCGGTGGGCTTTTTGTCTATCAAGTTGCGCCCCTCTTTCAAACGGGGTTGTTACTACCTAAGCCCTTTTTTTATGGAAGATTGTCAGAGTGGTTTAATGAGTCGGGTTGCTAACTCGATGAGTCGAAAGGCTCCATAGGTTCGAATCCTATATCTTCCGCCAAGCGCCATTAGGTCAATTGGATAGACTATCTGGCTTCTAACCAGACTGTTGCAGGTTCGAGCCCTGCATGGCGCACCACCTTTCTAAGATCCTTCCACACCGCCGCTTTATAGCGGGATTTGCACAGCGTTACCAAACCCGAACAATTTGAATTTGCTGCATACCGCGTCGACTTTTAGACCGAGGACAAAGCGAGCTAATGGTGATAGTAGTCACAAATACCAGTTAGCTACCTGCTAACATTAATGGTGTGACATATCGGGCGACATCCTAAACTGTTTCGCATATTGAGTAGGTATTGATACAGCAAAAGACCTTTTTGGTTATCCATTTAAATATTAGTTATTTTTAGTGACATATCACCTAAAGGTCTAATGATACTAATGGTTAAAATTAAGGAGTAAATATGAACAATCAAACGTCAAGAAAGGTTTACTACAAACAAGGTCGAGAGCTAAAGATTAACACTGTGTCTGGATTTAGTGGTCGAGACGAAATTGATAGCAGCGAATCTTACATGGAAGCCGCCAAGCAAGCTGTAGGCGTGTCAGGAAATAAAATTGCCGTTCTGATTTGCCTTGATGGTGGTCGATCTTAATTTAGTCAAGAGTGGGAAGGAGAGTGATTATGAGCAAGTGGATAAGCGTTAAAGATAAATTGCCAAATGAGCAAGGTAAGTATTTGGTATCTGTTGATGTTGGCAGTGTAGATATAAAGAAAATAGTAACAATACGAGATTTTAGGATAAGACCTGCATACTCGGCATTTGCTGATGGAGATTGGCAAAAAACAACCCACTGGATGCCACTACCAGAACCACCGGAGGGATTATGATTAACCTATTAGAATGGCGTCTAGAGAAATACCCAAAAAGCGCATGGCTTCAACTGCTATGCTATGGAAGAGTGATTTAACCAAAACAGGGCCGCATAACAGCGGCTTTTTTATTGTCGGTTAAGTGGTATAATTGTTACATCAAATTAATAAGAGTAAGGGTTGGCATTTATGGCAAATCTAACCGATCAGCAAGAGCTGTTTTGTAAAGAATACATAATTGACCTTAATGCAACTCAGGCAGCCAAGAGAGCCGGATATAGCGAGAAAACAGCGCAAGAGCAAGGTTCTAGACTGTTATCAAATGTTATGGTTCAAGAGCGCATAACTGAATTGAAGTCGGATAGAGAAAAAAGGCTTCAAATTGACGCTGACTGGGTGCTAAAGCAAGCTGTAAAGGTTCACGAAAGGTGCATGCAAGCTGAGCCTGTAATTGTTGGTGGAGAGCCTACAGGTGAATATAAGTTCGATTCGGCAGGCGCTAACAAATCTCTTGAGCTAGTTGGTAAGCATGTTAACGTACAAGCTTGGAAAGAAAAACTAGAGATTGAAGCAGCAGAAAACATGACGCCGTGGGGAAGCATCAAGGCAGGAGTTGATGAGTGATTTAGCTTTCTATCCTCAAAAGACATTTGCGCCAGCTTACTACACGGACCCAAACGAAATACTAAAGCGAAGAACCATATTCAGGGAAGAGTACGTTTACTTTGTTGATTATGGCGGTCGTGGCGGAGGTAAGACTCAAGACAAGGTTGAAGCTGTTGTTGTTGAGGCGTCATTGCGCCGTGTTCGTGTTCTTGTGGGTCGTGAACTGCAAAACTCAATTGAAGAGTCGGTAAAGGCGGAGATAGAGGAAAAGATCGCTGAGCTTGGTCTTGGCTGGTTCTTCAAGATAACCGAAAAGCAAATTGTTGGTCTTAATGGCTCCAAATTCATATTTAAGGGGATCAAGAACAACATAAATAACATCAAGTCTATCGCCAATGTGGACATTGTTTTGCTTGAAGAGGCAGAGAATATATCCAAGAAGTCTTGGGAAAAGCTACTCCCATCAATCAGGCCTAAGTCTGGACGTCCGATAGTAATAGTTATATTTAACCCTGCCGATGAGCTAGATGATACATATCAGCGGTGGATAGTTAACACGCCAGATAGAACACTTCTAACCAATTGCAATTACTATGACAACAAGTACTTTCCAGAGCATTTAGAGGCACAAAGGCTGCACGCAGAGAAAACCCTGCCTAAAAGAGATTACGATCACATATGGCTAGGAAAGCCTGTTGGCCCTGGTGGCAATGTAATTGTTGATAAAGATTGGGTAGAGGCTGCAAGGTTCGCAAGCAATCATCCTGAATGGCAAAAGGTCGGCAAGAAAGTTGTTGGCTATGACCCTGCCGGACAAGGCCGAGATTATCATGCGGTTACTTACATTGACGGCAACCAGTTAGAAGAAATAGACGAGTGGCCTTTATCACCAGACCTTAGAGTTGCAACAAGGCGATCGCTAGCAATGGTGCGAAAGCATGGGGCTGAGTTGTACCGTTATGATGAATGTGGCGGTTTTGGTGACGGCGTTTCCGTTTTTGTTGATGACAATGTAACTGGCAAAGATAAGGATGAGGAAGGAAATATCATTCCATCAATCGATGTGGAAGTACTTCCTTTCAATGCTGGTGACGCGCCGATAAACGCAGACAAGGAAATTGAAGGAACAGAAAAAACTTGGGGCGAGACTTACACCAACGCAAAAGCACAGGCTCACGCGGTTTTTGCTCAATTGCTGTACAATACTTATAGGTTTATAGTTTTAGGTGAAAGAGATATAAAGCCAGAGGACATGCTTTCAATTAACTTAGAGGATGATGGAGAGTTCAATAAATTAAGAAAAGAGCTAACTACTCCTTTATGGGTTAAGTCAGAAGTCAATAGCAAGAAAAAGGTTGAAAGCAAAAAGGATATGGAAAAGCGCACTGGACAACCATCGCCAAATATTGCCGACTCTGCAATAATGGGTAAGGCACCAGTTGAAAAGAAAAACGTTGCAATGGGAATGATGATCCCGAAAAGGTTGAGATAATGGCTATATT